AACAAGAGTATCGTAACTAAAACACAACATCCCGTTAAACCCTTCTATTGCAGGGTTTCCAGCATCGATACCTGTAAGTGCACTTCCTATTGGAGCTGCCGTCATTCCTGACCTTGTTCCTGCATCCTTAAAATTGTATTGAGTACTCGACTTTTGGTCTAACTCGTGTCCAAAAAGGTCTTGCCAGAACACTGACTCAACTATCTCCAATGTTTCACGTGAAAGTTTTGTGATGAGTAGCTCGGAATGTGATACGTATAAATGCTTAACGCTTGGATTACGTGCAAATGTCCAAGTGATGAACAGTTCCGTAATCAACGATTTCCCTGCTCCTACAGGGATATTTATAAGTAAGTTTGGCTTCTTGTTCTTCTGGTCTGCTATGTCTTGTAGCTTTTGGATGATTTTGTCGTGAAAAGGTTTAAATACAAACTCAGTCCTGTTTATCAGGAAGAACATCAGCGTTATGTACTCCCTCAGACTCCCCAGACACGTCAGTCTCAACAACTCCTTCGTCTCTGGGTCTTGCATCGATTGCTCTAAGAGAGAAATCTTGTTTAAGTCCATCGCCTATCTTCGCACTCCTTAAACTTTCTAATATATTCTGTACCTTCTCTACCTTTTCTTGCGTTACTTTTATGTCTATAACCTTCTGTTGTATCCCTTTACTTATAACCTCATTGGCGGGTTTTTCCCCTATCGTGTCCCTGATAACCTCAAATCCTTTCAAAGTTACAGGGTCTAACGTATCATTCATCACTCCATTATAGATTTTCTCTGCCAATAACGACTTCTTCGTCTTTGGTTTTCCATTAACTATAACGTGTGAGTCCTCATCCAAAATCTCATTAAAACAGTCTTTAAATACTTGTCTAACCATTTTCCTTGTCATCAAGGGCATATTGTTTACCCTTACTCTTGCCTCTTTCAAATCTGGGTCTTGCAATACATAATCCCAAACCAATCTCTCTATTTCAAATATCCTAAACCCTACTTGGTCATCTTTTATCTTCTGTATCGCTTTGAGTTTAGGAACATACTTCTCGTGTATTTTCTTTGCGAACTCTTTAATTTCTGTTCTTATCGCTTCTATTATTATCTTATCCACAACAGAGTCCTTAAAAAGGTCACCTTTTCCTCTTATCATAATAAATATAAGTGCCTGTCAAACATCTCTAGAATATCTACTATTACGTTCTGTTCCGTCTCGTTAGACGAAACCAACAAAACATTGAACTCTGCTTTTGCATTTTCAATAAATTTTCTCAAATCTACATTCGTATCTATCTTTTCGTTCTTAAATTTTGAAAAATCAACTTGTGTAATCCCTTTATTACCCATACTTACTTCAACAAATCTGTCTAACAAATCAGGAATTTCTCCCATTAATCTCTCAAATAAAATATGCGAAGCATAATCCTTAGCTGTGTTCCAATGTAAAAATTGTAATAAATCTATGTAAGTTTTAAGAATTGCGATGTATTTTTCCATTTTTTTCCTCGTTTCTTTTTATAAAGTCATTTATTTCTTCTTTTACCGCAAGTACAGCTTTAGCCTTTCTTAATCCCATACTTAACATAGGATAAGACTTATACTCTTCAGGAGCATCTTCATCAAACAACTGAATTATCGGTCTACCTCTATAAATTGACTCTTGTATCTTAACTTTCATATCTTCTCCTTTTTTATATATATAATACATTATTAAAAAAAAGTCAAGCAAAAAAAGTACTTGACAAAATTTTTTAAATAATGTAATATTTTATCGTAGTAAAAAGTTTGGATAATAAATTGCTTCCATCAGTTTATTATCTTGTTGAAAATCAAACGAAAAATGAAAAGAATTAGGCTTTTATATAGTTCCTGCCCGAGAATATTATTTTTTTCTTTTCATTTTTTGGTATTCGGAGGATGGAACAGGAACTATATAAGAGCCTTTTTTGTTTAACCGTTTTTAGAGTATCTTTTTAAATTAAGAACCAAAAGCCGAAGAGTTTTATGTTTTGTAATTGCGATTACTTCTGACAACAGTGATAAGTATGAAAAATACGGAAGCAAATCCTATAAAATATGAAATTTTCAGTCATAATCAAAAAAGTTATCTGTTTTGGAAACCTTTAAAGAGTTGCGTAGAAATACGGATAAGAAAGACATAAATAGATAAAAGATTTGATACTTGCCTTTTAAATGAGTTGTTTCTTTCAGACAACTCTTATCTCCCTATATAAAAAAAGTACTTGACATTTTTTTCAAAATTTGCTATGTATTGGATAAGAAAAGAAAGAGAAAGGGAGATGGCAAAGAAAAAACAACCCGAATTATCGTTCATAGATGGATATACTAAAGGATTGAAAGATAAGGAATATACTAACTCCTTATCTTCTCTTACAGGTTCGATAATTAACGGAGGTTGGGAAGGCACTGGGGCTTATGGTCGTGGTGTCCAAGCGTCTCAAGCAGATACTCTTTTCAAGAACAATCGTAATTATTTCATCTCAAATTTTAGATATCTTCTCTCTGAGTCTTATGTTGAACACGGGATAATTCAAACATTAGTAGACCTGCCCGTAGATGATGCATTTAGAACAGAGATAGAGTTTAAAACTAACGAACTAACCAAAGAAGAAAAAGCTCAAATAAAAGAATATATGGAAGAACACGATTTTATCGAAAAGTTTAAAAATGCGATAAAGTGGGCTCGTCTTTTTGGTGGCGGTGCGTTGATTTTGATGACAGGAGACGATATGTCTCAACCTTTAGATATCAAGAAATTAAAAGATAAACCGATAGAGTTTGTTGATGTTGATTTGTGGGAACTTTATTACGGCGAAAATAGAGACCCTAAAGATGTTCATAATTATAATGCAGGAAATTTTGAAAAACTTTTGTATAGACCAGAGATATACAATTATTATGAAATAAAGATACATAAATCTCGTGTTTTTAGGATGGAAGGTCGCAGAGCTCCTTCTTTTGTAAGACCTCGTCTTAGAGGTTGGGGATTTTCAGTACTCGAAACAATAATCAGAGGGTTTAATCAATACTTAAAAGGCGTAAATGCGACCTTTGAAATGCTCGATGAAGTTAAAGTTGATGTTTACTCTATTAATAATTTCGCTATGAGCTTAATGTCTCCGCAAGGAGAAAAAGCTGTTCGTAAAAGAATTATGTTGGCTAACCAACTAAAATCCTTCTTAAATGCTTTAGTGCTAGATAAAAACGATAGTTATGAGAGCAAAGGACATTCAAGTTCTTTCTCTGGACTTGCAGAAGTTATGAAAGAGATAAGATATCAAATTGCTTCCGATTTACGTATGCCTCTTTCTAAGATTTTTGGTATTGCTTCTTCTGGATTTAGTTCTGGAGAAGATGATATTAAGAATTATAATACAATGATAGAAACTGAGATTAGGTCTAAAGTTAGAAACAATCTCGCTAAATTATATAAGATAATGGCTTCAATCGTTCTTGGTAAAGAAATTCACGAAGTAGAAATTTCTTTTGGCTCTCTTGATTATGAAACGCCAAAAGATTTATCAATTCGTAAAAATTCTGAGTTCCAAAGAATGATGATTTGTTATTCGCACGGATTGATAAACGCAAAAGAAGTTAAAGAGATGATTAACAAACAAGATATTCTTCCTACTTCAATTGAAGTTAATGATAAGATATTTGAGACTCAACCTTTACAATTACAAATTGAAGAAGGCAAACCAGATGAAGAAACACAAATAGGTATTAAAGATTTAAAAACTCGTACATTCACAAGTGAAAGTGAAAAAGCTAAAAGAAGAGAACAATTACTAAAAGAATTAAAGGAACTTGACAATGTTTAACTTTTTTAGAACAAAAACGGCAGAAGTTTTCTATGCAAGACATATAACGCACGGTATAAGTGCTTATGGTAATGGAAACACTTTGATTACTAAAGAAGTTTTGGATGATATGAACGACTCCTTTTCAGGAAAACCTGTTGTTATAACCCATAAAGATTGGGAAAAACAAACACCTGTAGGATATGTAGTTAAATCATTCTATTTGCCTCAAGATGGCTATTTTTGGGCAGAATTTATAATTGATAACCAACAAGCTTTGAACTTCATCAAAAACCAAAATTTTAGGGTTTCTAATGGATATAAAGCAACTTCTGTAGGTCAAGGCGGAAGATACCACGATATCGAATACGCAGAAGAAGTTTTGAAAGGCGAATACTTACATTTAGCATTGACTAGTGAGCCTAAATTTGCCGAAGCAATAATAATGGATAGAAAGTCGTTTAAAGAATTTAGAGAAAAGCTGGAAAAAATAGACAACAAATTCAATGAACAGGAGGATAAAATGTTGTTCTTTAAAAAACAAAAAGTAGATAATTCGGAAGAGATTTTGAATACATCTTTTGAATTAGGTGGTAAAGAGTTTACTGTTAAATCTATGATAGACACATTAACAGAAAAACTTAATGAAGAAGAAAAGAAATATGCGACTTGTAATGGCGAATTTACGGCAGAAGAGTTGGTAGGAAAATACAACGCTGCTTGTGATGAACTCAAGAAAAACGAAGAAGAAAAAGCTAAAGCTGAAGCTGAAAAGAAAGCCGAAGAAGAGAAAAAGGCAGAGGAAGAAAAGAAAGCTGAAGAAGAAGCTAAAAAGAAAGAAGAAGAAGAAAAGAAAAATGAAGCATTGAAAAAAGAAGAAGAACAGAAAAAACTCAATGAAAGATTAGCTAAAATCAATGCAGAAAAAAGTAAAGCGGCTGTAGAATTTAGATTAAACGCAAACGGTATGTTGGATAAAATAGAGAAATAAGGAGATTAAAAATGGCACAAAATCTTAATCAGTTTAAACCAAGTATAGAACTTGGTATGATTGCTTTAGAAGCAATCGAAGGCAGAACTCTCCAAGTTAGAATAGACCCTTCTTACGTTGGAGATGGTGTAAAAAATGGAGATGTTGTTAAATTAGTTGCAACATCCGAAGGAGCAGATATTTTGGTAACTCCAAAATCTTCAGCTTCAGACGCAGTTTTAGGTATCGTTGCTTACACTTTCAAAAAAACAACTTTCAAAGCTGGAGATTATTGCGAAGTTTATGTTGGTGGAAAGATTGTTTATGGAAAGATAGGCGAAGCAGTAAACGCAGGTACAGAACTTACTTGGGATGCAACAAACGGTTTCGTTGCAAAATCCACAGGTACAGTTGATGGTATCGCACTTGATAAATCAGGTGTAGGAACTGGCAGAGTAATAATAAAAGGTATTATATAAGGAGAGTGAAATGAAACCATACGTATTTAAAGACCAAAAAGGTAACGAAGTAAAGCTTAATGAAAGAGAACAAGCTTATTGTGCTTCTCTCTCTCAAAAGTTTAATGAAGCAATTTATGCAAACGATGTTTCAGGTATCGGTGCTCAAATCGATATTAACACTTTAACAGTATTGTTAAAGACAATTTCAACACAAAAATTCTATACAGTAGATATTGAAAAATATTTACCTATAGATACTGACGGTGGATGGGCAGACCAAGTATTACAAATTCGTGAATACTTGCCTTCTCAACCAATGACAGGTTTTATCGACCAAGCAGCACACGGAGCAAAATTAGCTGTTGCTGAAGCTGCCGTTGATGGTTTGTATATCCCTGCTTTGACTTGGGCAAAGAAGATAGAGTTCTCTATCGCAGAAGTAAACCAAGCAGCTCTTTTAGGTAACTTCTCATTGATTACCGCAAAAGAAAGAAGTAGAAAAAAATCTTACGATTTGGATATGCAACAGTTGGCTTTCTTGGGTTATAAAGACTCAAAAGTTAAAGGTTTGCTTAACCAAGCAGATGTTGTAACTGTAAATTCCGATTTTATAACAAAGAAAATTTCTGAAATGAACTTCACAGAAATCAATGCTTTTGTTGCTCAAATCATAGAACTTTACAGAGCAAATTGCGAAAGAACAGCATATCCTACAACTTTCGTTATTCCAGAAGCAGATTACAATGGATTAGCATCTCAAGTTAGCCCAGAGTTTCCTGTTAAGAATAAATTACAACTTTTACAGGAAGCTTTTGATATAGTAGCTATGAGACACGTTGAAATTTTGCCTTCTGCTTATGCAGACGCAAGATATAATTCTTTAGGTACAAGCAGATATGCTTTGTATAACAAAGAGTTCGATACTATCAGATTACAGAAAGCTATCGACTATACTCCAACAATGATGAACAACATCGATGGTTGGAACTTTGTAAATACAGCATTTGCAAGAACGTTCGGTGTTATAATTAATAGACCGAAAGAAGTATTGTATTTCGATAGAACAGACGAGAGTTCAAGTTCAATATAATCTCTAGAGAATAAGGTAAGGGAGGGAGATGCCCTCCCCCTCCCTTACTTACGGGGGCAGAAATGAAGATAATAAACGAAGGCACAGCAAACTTTATAGTCAGAGATAAAAGAGGAAACTCGGTCTGCCTTGAACCAAAACATACCGTTGAAGTAGAAGAAAAAGTTGGTAGAAAGGTTGCGAGAGTGTACTCTTATATTAAAATAGTAGAAGAAAAACCCGTTGAAGTACCAAAGGTTGAGGAAAAGAAAGATGAAGAAGTTGTAGAAAAACCTAAAAAAGCGAAAAGGAAGAAAAATGTATCAGTTACCGATTGAAGATTTTAAAGAATATTTTGCTAAGGATTTTGATTATGGTACAGAGCCAGACCAAGTATCCGACTCCGATATAGCTAGAGCTATGACGGAAGCAAGTATGAACTTCAATGAAGGTCTGTTCGATTGTGGAGACCAGAAAAGAGTAATTTTTCTGTACCTAACAGCTTATTACTTAGTTGTAGATATAAATAATGCAAACACTCAGGGAGCTTCGAATAACGGAGGTCTCTTAACTTATCGTCAGGTAAGAAATGTAGCCGAAAGTTTTAAAGTTCCTAAATGGATAGAAGAAAATCCAATGTATTCAATGTTTGCACAAAACGGATATGGGTTGAAGTATCTTACAATGATACAACCATATTTGATAGGTCGTGTCGGAATTGTTGGAGGAGCAACGTTACCATAATGCAAAAACTAGACCTTATAAATCTTCAGAAGTTTGATATTAAGGCTATAAACTTAAATAGATTTTATGATGAGGTTGCAAAAGAGCTTGGGATAAAAAAATCAAGCTTTATAGAAATGGGAGTAGAGGAGAGAGTTCATTCAAGAAAACACGGAAGAACTGTTACTACAACACAGATAGCAGCAGGACACGAATATGGGAACTCCTTTACACCTCCTAGACCATTTTTAAGCACCTCAGCAAACGAATTTGTAAATGGGGACTTCTCCAAAGATGTAAAACAAGACTACACCTATTTAGGTGCGTTCTTAAAAAGATTAGCAAAAAAGTTGTATGGAACAGTAGTTGAATGTTTTATGAGTGGTGGTTTTGGGAAATGGTTGCCTTTGACCGAAAACTATAAAAAGAGAACAGGAAGAACAGACCCACCTTTGTTAGATACAGGAAAACTTTTAAGTTCTGTATATGTAAGATATGAAGGATATACAATAAGTGGTAAAAACACAGGCGGTATGATTTCCGCAGATTTAGGACAAGAAAAAGATACCAAAATAGATAAGCCTAAGAGAAATAGAGTTGATAGCAGTTTGAAAAAACAAGGTATAAAAATAAGCAAAGAAAAGGTCGTTGCAAAACCAAAAGAAAGAGAGTTCTTGTATATAGAAAATAAACAATCTCAACAAAGAGTTCAAAGCGAATACGAGAAAGCTCTTGAAAGAATAAGGGCGATGAAAGGGAAAAAATAATGTTACCAAATCTATCAAACCCAGTTAAAGCATATATGCAGAAATTGACTTTAGTGAAGATAACTAAAGAAGTGGTAGATTTTGAAGAAAAAGAAGTTGAGACTGTGATAAATACAAGAGGGGTAAGACAACCTTTACCTCCTCAACAATTAGAGATAATGACACGTGGACAAAGAGCTTGGAAATGGGAATGTCTACATTTGCTTCCCAATGCAGACTTAAAACCAGATGACGTAGTAAGATTTAAAGGTGCAAAATATAGAGTAAAAGAGAAATATGATTGTACCGAGTATGGATATATAGAGTATTTGATAGCACAAGATTTTGAAGAAAATCAAGAAGAAAGTTCTTCGGAGAGTATTTAATGGATGTTTTAAAAACAGTTTGCGATATATTAAAAACTGGAATGAGCTTGGAAAAAGACCAAATTTGGATATATAATCAGAAAGTTGATATTCCAAACGATAAGAGGATATATGTTGTTGTATCTTTAAAAAGCGAAACTGTTATAGGAAATAACATAGAAGCCAAAGAAGAGAGTGGCATATATGATGAAGTCGTTTGGTCTAATGTAGTTAGTGATGTAGGAATTGAATTGTTTTCGTATAATGTAAATGCTTTGAATAGAAGATATGAAGTTTTAAGTTCAATGCGAAGCACTTATAGTGTACAGAAACAAGAAGAATTGAATTTCAATATAGGAAGGAGACCTATAGCATTTTTTGACTCAAGTTTTATGTCTCCAAGTGCAAAGTTGTATTCTTTCTATTATATGTATAGAATTACACACGTAGAAAACTCTGCTAAACCAATAGATTATTTCGATGACTTTAGTAGAGCCGATATGAGTGATAAGAATAATTTAAAAATAAATTTATAAGGAGATTAAAATGGCAAACAATTTAAGTTTAAGTAATGTTATAAATGTAACATTAGTCCCTTCAATTGCGGGATT